TGGTTCAAGCGTCTTCAGCATGCTGCCCCACCTTGAAACAACCCTGCGAGTCGCCGGCCTATGTGTCGGCCTCGCCGTCGGCGTAGTCACCCTACTTTCGGTCCTCCACGACCTGAGAAAGAAACAGAAAGCAAACAAATGAGAAACTGGAAAACCTCTGCAATCGCAGTCCTCACGGCGCTCATCGCCCTCATGACCGGCACCAAGGAATACCTGACCACCGGCCAGATCCCCGACATCGGCCTCATCGCCGCCGCACTCACCAGCGCATGGGGTCTGTGGATGGCGAAAGACCACGACGCCCGACTCTAATGACGTGCCGCCCGAGTTTCGCTCTTACGCTGGCCGCCACGCTCATGCTTGGTGGCTGCGTGAGCATTCCTCTGCCGCCGATGGACGGCGAGAAGACGCAAGCGGGCGACTGGGGCAGCATCAAAATTATGGTCACCTACGTTCCCAACATCAACAACCTCGTCCAGTCCTACAAGGAATGGAAAAAGCCCGAACAATGAAATCCTTCGTAGAACGCCAACTAGTTAAACTTCTCCTCTCACGCGGAGGCCCGCTGCTTCAAAAGCTCGTCACCGCAGCCGCCGCTGCCGCGCTGACTTACATTGCCACCAAGAGCGGCCTCGACATCCGCGCCCTGGGCGTGAACGAGGCGGTCATCGCCGGCATCATCTGGGGCATCCTCGACATCGCCGTGACGCGGTTGCCGGCGAACATTCTCAAGGATTACGGCAAGCAGATCCAGTCATTGCTCAACACGCACGGACGCGGCCAGCACCTCAAGCTCGACGGCTACGTCGGACCCGTAACCGTCGAAGCCGCCGCCTCCACGCTCCAAGCTCCCCGCTCCACGCTCCCTGCTTCCTCATGATCCCGAAGAACCGGCCACAGCAAAAACGGATCGACACCGAGCGGCAACTGAAGTCCGCCGGTGTCAGCGATCCCGTTTGCCTGGTCGGCATTCGTGGCTACTACCGGGACAGCATGGGAGCGAAGGGGAAGAACGACGTGGGCTTATTTGATGACGCCATCATTTTGATCTCCCCGAATGCTCACGTTGCATGGAACGCCAACGTGGACCCGACGCGGCTTGGATGGAACCCGAAGGTCCGCAAGCAAATGGCGCAGCTTGCTCCGGGAGTCTACCGCTACAAACTCGGCAAGCACGGCCTGCGCACCGGCAGCCCCTACACCGCCTTGGTGCAGGCTGGTCCGGTGACAGTGCATCGCGGCGACAAGGAAGAGACAGGGTTTTTCGGAATAAACATCCACGCCGCCGGCCGCACGACATCCTCGGAAGGCTGTCAGACCGTCCCGCGTGCTGGCGGGCAATGGGATTCCCTGATCGCCACCGTGCAGTCCGAGATGAAGCGCAACAACGCCAAGACAGTCTCTTACGTTTTAACCCAACCCAGAAAGGACATCGCCTAACATGGCCAAAACAATGTCACAACTAACCGACGCCACATCAGTCGGCGACAGCGACGAGCTAATCGTCCAGCAGTCCGGCGTCACCAAGCGCGCCACGAAACTCGAAGTGCTGGCGGGCATCACCAACACGTCAATCTCGGCAACGGCCGCCATCGCTGGCACCAAGATTGCCCCAGACTTCGGCAGCCAAGACGTGCAGACCACCGGACGCCTCGGCGTCGGCAATGCGGCCACTGCCTCTTACCGTGTGGACATGACTGGCCCGCTGAGGGTCGGCGTTAGTGGTTCAAGCAACTTTCAGATCGACCTCGGCCGCACCGGCGATGTGGATGCGTTCAGATCGGCTTACATTTTGGGCAGCAGCAACAACCTTACGATTGTTAACCAGCAGTCGGCGGGGGCGATTGTTCTCGGAACAAACAACACCGAGCGCCTGCGGATCGTCGCCGGAGGGAACGTCGGCATTGGCACCACCTCGCCCCGCGGCACTCTGGAAATCAGCAGCACATCGCCAACTCTCACGCTGAATGAAAGCGATGCCTCGGCAGACAATGCGAACTGGGACATTCTAGTGGGCGGTGAGACGTTTTCATTCCGAGTGGTCAACGACGCTTACACATCTGCATCGCAAGTGTTCACGGTAGACCGAACCGGCACAACGGTTGATAACACGGCCATCCGCAATGGAAATGTCGCCATCGGCAACGTAACGGCCTCAAGCAAACTTCATGTGGTAGGCGATTTGACTCTGGCCAGCGCAAGCACCTCAACGACCGCATCGACAACTTCTGGCGGATCGACGCTGCCCGCTCTGGCCGCCGGATACCTCGTCGTCTCCATCAACGGCACGAGCCGCAAGATCCCTTACTACGCAACATAATGAAGACCCTCATCGAATCGACAGACACCTCGGCGACCTACGAGTTCGCCGCCAACGGCGCGACCAAGCGCATAACCTACGTTGCAGAGGGCAATGAGACGCCGGACTTTGCGGCTCTGGCTGAAGCAGATTACCAATCATGGATCGGCTGGCTTGGCGATCCGGCGCCGGAACCTAGCCCGCTGGATCTGGCCGAAGCACACGTCGGCCGCTACTTCAGCGTGGCCCGCCTCCTGCAAATGAAAGTTTGGTGGGATACGTTTTCGCACGAAAGCACGCCCAAGCTGGCGGCCGTCTACCAGTGGACTAATGGCGTGACCGTGGCCGCCGCCCAAGGCGAGACCGAGTTTCCCGCTCCGCCGCACAACTTCGAGGAACTGATCGCCGAAGCTATCGCCCTGCAATGAAAGACCAACTCGCCAAACTGATTGAAGCGTATGCCGCCGCGAAGGCGAGCGGCAACCTGCTGTTGCTGGAGTTTGCCGCGGGCAAGCTCAACGCCTTTTTGGCCGAGATTGAGGTCACACAAAAGGAGGCCAGCGAGTAGATGGCGCTGGAATCTCCAGTTGCGCGCGATGGTGATGCGGGATTTGTCGGCTATGCCAGCCGACTCAATCCGATCACTCTGCCCGCTGGCATGCTCCAGCAGGCGGACAACATCCGCCTTGATCGCGGGTTTGCCCAGACGCGCAAGGGCGCCAAGCGGATGGCGTCTGGCATTTCTCCGAGTTTTGCGCCGCTGACCATTCCGTTTAGCTTGGCAGCGTCGCCTACCGTGCGCAGCGTCTACGAGGGCGGCGTCTTTGCCTCGGCCGTGGTCCGCTCGCCGGACGCCGTCAACAGCTTTGAGGTCGTCGTGCTGGCAGCTCCGAGTGTCGCCTATGTCGTGACGCTCGACGAGTCCAGCGACTTTAGTGAGACATGGTCTGGCGGCGTTATTATGGCGACGGACGGCGTGAATCCCAACGAGGAGATTCTTACGCATGACGGCTTTGAAATTTTGGCAACAGCGCTTGGCGACACGCTGACCTATCCGGCCGGCGAGTCGGTGGAAGTCAGCGACAGGGTGAGCATGGTGCAGGCTTTCAATAGGCTCTACCTGCTGCGCGAGGCCGACACTACACGGGCAGGCTGGACAAGCCAAGGCGTGACAGCCTCGGGCATTACCGTGAGTGGAACGACCGCCACGGTCAACGTGAGCGGCCACGGGTATTCCGCCGGCAACCGCGTGCGCATCACCAACGGATCAGTGGCGGCTTTTGATGGCCATGAATACGATGTCTTGTCCAGCGGCCTGACGACTAACGCATTTCAGATTACGGTCCCCAGCGGCACGGCGACCGATTTGGCGACCACCACAAAAGTGCGCCGAGTAAAGGCACCTCTTTACTGGGATCTCGACCCGTCCAACAACTTCGTAAAGTCGCCCGCGGGCGTGCCAGCGGCCGGTGCTTCCTTTGTCACTATGCCCTCGGTTGCGTGGGCCACTTACCACAACGGTCGGCTGATTATCCCGAGTGGACGCGACAGCGTGCTCATCAGCGACTGGGGCGATTCCAATACCTACGACCCCTTCTTCCAGAGCTTCCGCGCAAACCAGGGCAGCAACGACTTTCTGGTCGGCGTTCACCCGTGGGTGGAAGGTTCGTTCTTGGTCTTCATGCGCAAGTCGATCTGGTTGGCGACGGTCAATCAGTTCTCCTCGACCGATGGAACCGATTTCGCCGTAGACACTGCGCTCTCTAAGCTGGAGCTGCTAACCGACGAGGTCGGCTGCGCAGCGCGGGCCAGCATTCAAACGGCCGGTCAATACGTTTACTTTCTCTCAGACAGCGGTGTCTACCGGCTGGATGCGCGGTTGGATCTCAAGCTGCGCGGCGACACCAAGCCGCTCTCGGATGCCATCGCCGACCAACTGCAAGGCATCGACCCCAACGCCTTCAGCAACTCAATCGGACTATGGTATGACAACCGCTACTGGCTGGCCGTGCCGCAAGAGCGCGGAAAATCTCCAAAGGCTTGGCTATTTATTTACTCGGCGCTCAACGAATCATGGGAAAGCCGTGACACCTATGGCTTCGGCGCCGACAACGTTCTGGTCGCTACGGTCGGCAACCGCCGCCGCGTCATGCTTACCAGCCAAGCGGGGACGCTGTTCATGCTTGAAGAAAATAACCTCGGAGATGATGCGCCAGACCCGTCGATTGCCGATTACAACGGGACCGTCAACGGACTTATTCGCACGCGCCGCTACGGCATGGGCAGCATGCACAGCAAGCGGTTTCTAAGAGCGCTTAGTGATGTCGCCTTGGAAGCCAAGGCGTCGTTGCGGATTGATTGCGAAACCTTCAATCCAGACTTCGATGAGCAATTAGTGTTGGGCCAGACCAACGACAGCGGGCTGCGCGAGGACTACACACTCAAGCAGCCAATCCGGCGCAAGGCGCATTACGCAGAACTTGTTTTTCGCACAACAGCGGGGAGGCCCGAGATCCGCAACGTCAGCATTGAAGCGGCATTAGCCAGCCTTCCTCAGACCGAAACTCGCAACGCAGCTTAAAAATTAGAACAACAATATGGCAACAATCACAAAAGGTTACACATTCGCATCTGGCCAAGTCGTGACAGAAACAAACCTCAACCAGCTAGTTGACTCGGCCACCATCAGCAACATCGCCACAGGAGACATCGCCGATGGCGCGATCACCAATATCAAGATCGCCGCCGTGGACGCCGGCAAGGTGACGACCGGGACGCTGTCGGTGGACCGCATTGCCAATAACTCGCTGCCGCTGACCAAGCTGGCGGACGGTGCGCTGCCCTCCACGGTAACGGTCAACTCGGCCAACATCACCAACCTCAGCGTTGTCGATGCGGACATCGCCAACGCGGCCAACATCAACGACACGAAGCTGGCGACGATCAGCACCGGTGGCAAGGTTGCCAACTCGGCCACGACTGCGACCAGCGCCAATACTGCCAATGCGATTGTGGCGCGCGACGCCAGCGGCAATTTTTCGGCTGGGTCCATAACCGCATCCACCGTCACCGTTTCGGGGGCGGCAACGCTGTCTTCCACATTGTCGGTCACTGGAGCAATTACCGCTGCAAGCGACCTGACCATTGCAGACAAAGTGATTCACTCCGGCGACACGAATACATGCGTAAGGTTTCCCGCAGCCGATACTGTTGCTGTCGAGACTAGCGGCGTCGAGCGCCTGCGCGTTGCTTCCAATGGATATATCGGAGTCAACGAATCTTCGCCTTCGCAAATGATCCATGTGTCGCTTTCGGACTTTGCGGGGATTGCCCTTGAGTCCACCGGCGAAGGCACCAACGAAAAGATCTGCGACATCATCAACAACGGCGGGGCGCTTGAGCTGCGCTTGGTCAATGACGCCTATAACGATGCTTCGTCTGCCATTAAAATTGAGCGCACTGGTTTCAATGTGGCCCAGCAAAGGTTCTACACCGGAAACAGTGTTGAGCGCATGACGATTAAATCCGGCGGGCAGGTTCGCTTTGTGCCGTTGGCAGCAGATCCGGCCGGAGCTGAAGAGGGCGATGTCTACTTCAACTCGGTGCTCAAGAAGCTGGCGGTTTACGACGGGACTAACTGGGTTGCGATGCACTGATGACCCCGTGGCAAAAAGCAAAAGCATGGTGGGACGACCACTTCACGGACGAGACCTTCGAGGAAACCCTCGGATGGCATCTCACGCACGGCTTGGTCTACTCGACGCCGGAGGTCTTTCTGTTGGCGCGTCAGGTATACTGGGATGCGGAGCAGGAGGAGATGCACGATGACCGCGAGCCGAACAGTTGGTTCGTGGAGCTGGCTGCTTCTGCTGGGCATGCAAACCCTGTGCGGGAGTTTATGCGCGTGGCGAGCCGCCCGCAGCAATGGGCGCTTTGGTGCCGACACAACAGTTTTGAAATCAAAGCCCACGACTGGGCGCAATTAGCAAAGAAAGTGAGGCTATAATTATGGGAGGTGGAGGAGGCAAAAAACAAAAGAGACCGCAAGTGCAGCACGCCGCACCGCTGGACTACGGTCAAATCATGACGCAGGCCAACAAGGCTGCCAGCGAAAGCTACCGCGACCAGCTCGCCGCGCAGGTTGAGTATTATCCGCAGCTTGAGCAGTTGCAGCTCGGCACTGTTTCTCGTCTGGCAGACAATCTCCGAAACGATTACACCACCGGAGCAACCGGCGCCATCAATGACGCCTTAGACTCGCGTGGCAACCTTGAGGCCGAGGGGCAGCGCCTGTCTGGCATGGGCGGACTCATCGGCGACTTCGCCCTGCAAAACTATTTGGCCAGCGGGCCGACCGAAGGCGAGCGAAACATTCAAGCCCTCGGGCAGTCAGCGATGGGCGTGCGTGCCGACCAAGTCTTGGCGCCAAATCAAAATGCCATCCGCCAAATTGCCGCAGACAATGTCGGTGCTGGCCAGATTGGCGATGCTCTTATGGCCCAAGCCGCTGCGCGTGCGCAAAGCACAGGCCGCCTTTCCGCCGAAGCCGAGCGTGACGCCGTGCAAGCGGCCCGCGCCGGCATGGGCGCTCGCGGACTCGGAACCGGAGGCGCTGCTGCGGCGGCCGAACTTCTCAACCGCGACCGCTTTGCCCGCGCCCGTCAGGCGGAAGACTTGGCGTTTGCCGCTGGCGTGCAGCAGCAAGACATCGGCCGGCAGTTCCAGAACGTGGCCAACCGGATGACAGCCGCGCAGGCCAACCAAGCCCGCGACCAGTTCCTCGCGGCGGCGGCCATGGACGCGCAGACGGCGAACCAGACGGCGAACATGAACCAGCGGGAAATGAACCGCGCGTTTATGCTGAACGCCAACCAAGCATTCAACACCGGCACCATGCAGCGCCGAGACCAAGCTGCCCAGCAAGCGGCCCTCGGAGGCAACCTCATGCAGGGAGCGGCCGCTCAGTATGGAAACGCGGCCAACCTTGGGCTGGCTGGCGCGTCAGCGCTGACATCAGTTGACCCGTATGCCCGCGCGATGGGATTAGGTTTGCAGTCGTCCGGCAACACGCAGGCCAACTTGATGCAGGGCATCGGCCAGACCTACGGCAACGCCCTCGGTATGGCCGGAAACATCAGCAGCTTCAACGCGAACATGATAGACAGCCGCGCCAATTCCGCGCTGAACAACTGGGCGTCCATGCGCGCGGCGCAGCAGCAGGCCGGAGCGGCCAACAATTCGGCGACCATGGGCATGATCGGCAGCGGCGTTGGTGCTGCGGCGGGTCTGGCCGTTATCGGAATCGGCATTTAATGGAGCAACTAGTCAAAGACACGTGCCGCAAGGTGGAGCGGTGGCTGGACGCCAGCGCCAACCCTGTCGTGCTATGGAGCGGCGGCAAGGACAGCACGGCCATGCTGCACCTCATCCGCTTCAAGGTGGGCGCCAAGCTGCCGGTAGTGCAATGGCGCGAGCCGCGCTTCCGGCATCGTTATGCGTTCAGCGACATGCTGACGCAGGAGTGGGACTTGGAGATGTATGACTACGCGCCGACATCCATTGCCATCACCGATGGCTACGACATTGATACCGGCAAGCCGCGCTTTGATTTCGTGAAGTTCTACGAAATGGCTCCGAGCAAGGTTTTTGCCATCTGCCTCGGAACCGAAGAACCGCAGCCGGAGGAGCTGGCCAGCGGACGCTATCTGTGCGGCTTGGACTGCCTCAAGCGCCCGACCGGCACCTTCAACTTCCCGTGGGATGCCGCCTTCCACGGCCAAAAGAGCGCCGACGTGGATCTCATCAAGGGCCAAGTGCCGCTCGCGCAGGACGTTTTGGTGCAGGCGGGGATTCCGACGCAGCTCTACCCGATGCGCCACTGGTCGGATGCCGACATCTGGAACTACCTCGAAGCCGAAGGTGTGCCGAACGACGAGACCCGCTACGAGAAGTCGGACGGCGTGTGGCGGCATCGGAAGGACAAGAGCGCCAACAGCGACTACTATCCGGTGTGCTGGAACTGCGTGAACCGCCACCTCGGCGGCACCGTCTGGTGCCCGAAGAATCAATGCGAGACGAACAACATCAGCCATCTAGCACCCTACATCGACCTGCAATCGGAGGCGCAGGGCTTCCGCCCGACATGGAGCGATTCGACTGTCAACGGTGTGGCGCATGCTGCAGTCACAAGTGGAGCTGGCCAGTCTTACGACGAGACCGAAGCGATGCTGCTGGCATCCCGCAATGGATGCTTAGAGATGACTACCCACTCATGAAGACAACCAACAACCGCTGCGTGGCGCTGACCGGCGAAGTCGGATGCGGCGTCTCTTGCTCAATTTACAACAACCGGCCAAACGCCTGCCGCGCGTTTGTGGCGGGATCACAACTGTGCCTTGAGGCGCGGGCTGCGGCGGGAATCTTGGAGGAATAAAAACTATGTTTGCTTACAACCCAACCGTAAATGATGAGAGCGGAGCGATCCGCGGACAGGGAATTGTCAACTCGGCGCAGATGAATGCGCAGGCGAAGATGAAGCTGGCGGATGATATCGGCTCGGCCGTGGTCAGCCTGGCCGGCAGCTATGCCGGAGCCAAAGCCCAAGCGGCCGAACTGCAAGGCTACGACGAAGTATTCAAGATGCACGGCCAGCAACTCGGCTTCAGCGGAGAAGACGTTGAGCGCATTCTCAAAATGCCCGACCAACAACGCCGCGGCCTCTACACCAGCTTCTACCAAAACCACGCCCCTTACGCGCAGCGGATGGATTATCTGAACACGCAGATGGCCCCGCGGGCGACGACGGTGAATGCCGGCTATGGCACGGCGCCGGCCGCCTCGGGCGCCGGCGGCGGTGGCGGTGGGGATGTGTTGACGTTTTAAGGGCACGGCCATGGCGGAACCACGGATCATGTCGGAGCGGGAGTATGGGCTGTCGATCGGCTACGCGCCGGGGCAGTCGATCTCGGGGCAGGAGTTGGCCAACTTTCGCCGGGAGTATGCGAAGTATCGGTCGGAGGCGATGACTTCTTGGCAACTCCGGACGGATGAGCAGGGGCAGATGGTGCGGGCGAATCCGACGACCGGACTGGTCATGACGATGACCAATGCCCAAGGGCAACCGGTGATGGCGGGGGCCCAAGGTAGCCAGGACCCTTATGCTGCTTATATGAACCCTGGTGTGGCGGGCGCGGACCCGGCGGCGGATATGACGAACTCGGCGGCGTTCCAAGGCGTCCAGCCGACGGCGGCGCCCGCGGGGAATCCGGTGGTTCCGGTGAATGTGGCGCCTTCGGCGCCGCAGGGAGCAATGAGCATGGGGCAGGGAGCCCAAGCCCAACCGGCGCCGGCGGCGACGCCCGCTCCTACTCCGGTGGCGAACCGGGTGCGGGTGACGGCACAGGAGTTCGAGCAGACTTACGGGCGCAAGGCGCAGCCGGGCACGGCGTTCCCTTACAAGGACGAGAGCAACAACGTCATCGCGATCATCGAGGTGGAGTAGATGTCGGCCGCCCTCCAAAGTCTGCCGCCGGGTCGGATCGACTGGGACGGGGTGGAGCCTGCGAGTCCGATGTGGAATGCGGGGCCGTCGGGCGAGACGGATGAGGAACGCCAAAGGCGGTTTCTGGCGGAGTCGGAGGCGGCAGTGAATGCCGATCCGGATTTCTACGATCCGAATGTGAATTACACCGATCCAGTCGACCCGTCGCTCCAAGTGGCGCCGGAGAATGTCGCGGTGCCGAAGCTGGAGCCGGACCCGTTGATGGATGCGGCTTACGCAGCGGTGGAGGCGGCGCCGGCGGGGGATGATTACAATGCGGAGGGCGAGCCGCCGATGCCCTCGGAGAGTCCGGAGCCAGACGATGCGCCTTTGCCGCCGGTGCAGGGGGCTCCGGCGGGGTCTTCGGTGATCCCGGTGCGGCGGGCGGCAGCGGCGGCGGACGCAGCGCAGCAGCAGGAGTCGCCGGGGCCGGTGGCGCAGAAGGTGGCGGGCGCCTTGGGGACTTTGCCGTCGGGGACGATTGATTTCTGGGAGGAGGGGCGCTGGCGGGAGCCGACCCTGGGCGAGCGGCTGGGGGCGACGACGGATTATGCGGTGCGGGCGGTGCAGCGCGGGTCGCTCCTCGATGATTTGGCGGGCGAGCTCGAAGCGGAGCAGCCGAATGCGGCGCGGGTCGTGGAGTTGCAACGGCAGATCGAGAAGCTGGGTCCGTCGCCGGAATTCAAGACGGCGATGGATGACCGCAAGACACCGGCGGAAAGCTGGGAGGCATTCAAGGCGGCCCCGGAGCGGGTGGTGAGCGAGTTGCTGCTGGAATCTTTGTCGTCGTTTGCCAAGCAGATGTTCGAGAAGGCGCCGGCGCGGGTGGCGATCGGTGCGGGAGCGGGCGCAGGGGCGGGGTTTGTGGTGGCTGGCGTGGGTGCCGGTCCTGGCGCGGCGATCGGGGGTTCGGCGGGGTTTGCCGAGTCGGCCGGAGCGGCGAGCTATGCGCTGGAGATGAGCGGGGGCATCCTCGAGTCGCTGGAGCAGGCCGGAGTGAACATGGGCAACCCAGAGGAATTGCAAGCGGCACTGAATGATCCGGAGCGGATGCAATTGGCGCGTGAGTTTGCGCAGAAGAAGGCGATCCCGATCGCGGTGACGGATACGGCGCTGGCGTTGATCGCCGGTCGGGTTGTGGGCAAGAAGAATATCTCGAAGCTGGGCCGTCTATGGCGCGGGGCGGTGGAGCTGGGGATTCAATCCGCGGGCGGCGCCGGGGGCGAGGCGGCCGGTCAGCTGGTGCAGAAGGGGGCCATCACGTCGCCGCGGGCGGTGATCGCCGAAGCCGTGGCGGAGATCGGGCCGGGCTCGGTGGAGATCGCCGCAGGAACAATTTTTGCCAGGGGTCAGCAACCCAAGACGGGCGCGGCTAATCTGCCGACCGGCGGACGGGTGGCTTTCGAGGAGGGGGCGCCGGTGGCGCCGCAGGGTCCGCCGGATACGGCACCGAATGCGGGACCGACGGCACCAGCCGCCGCAACACCGGAAGCGCCGAAGCGCGTGGTGGTGGAAGCGGATGATGTTTTCGGGGAGCCGACAACGACGGCGGTGGAGGAGCCGGCGGCCGCGCCGATGGGGGATGAAAGGTTTGCTCCTGCTCCCGCAGCTGAGCCGGTGCCGGAAACGGCCGGCGCCGGGGACCCGCCTTCCGGCGTGGCAAGCGCCGCCGCTACAGCGGGGACGACGGCGAGCGTGCCGATGATGATTACCCGCCAGATGGAGGCGGATCTGCTGGCCCGCGGCATCACGCAGCAGGAGATCAATCGCCTCACGCCGCAGCAGGCGCAGGATATTTTGGCGGGGCCGGTGGCGGCGGCCGCGGAACCGGCGATGGCTACGACGCCGGCGCCGGTGGTGTCGGACCTGGGGGCTTTGCCGACGGTGGAGTTGCCGGTGAATGAGCTGCGGCTGAGCCGGGATGTGCCGAATTTCAAGGAGGGTGCCGATGAGGCGACGGGTGTGGTGGAGGGCGAACGCCTCGAGGGGACGTATCAACGCCTGGGCACGGCGCCGATCATCGTGTGGGAACGCACGGACGGTCAGCGGGAGATTATCTCGGGCCGGCACCGGTGGGACCTGGCGAAGCGGACGGGGGAGCAGACGATCCCGTCGCAGGTGG